AATACTCTTGACTGCAGTGATTCCTACGTTTGCAAATCTAATAATCTGTTTCTTCTTAACTGGGCCAAAAAGATAACCCTTGAGAGAAAACGATAGAGTCCAAACAATAGTTCTTCTTTGTTGAAAGCTTCCATCATAAAGATCCTGAACAAGCGTATCAAACAGTACGATAGGAATGTCGTAGGATTTATCTATTTCTGGTAAAATATTTGCTGTTACAGTAAACTCTGGTGTGAAATATGGCAAAATCTGTTCAACAATTCTAGTACCATCGGCAGCATTCTTTACCATAATATGAAGAAGGAACTGGAAATCATATGGAACGGGGTTATAAACATAATCGCTTTCGCCCGTGTTACTTCTTTTTACTAAACCACCAACTGTATTAAGTTTTCTCTCGGAATCGTATGTATATCCAAGTATCTCAAATGACATTCTTGGTAGAGAGATTGCAATATTATTTTCAAACTGGGGATCTCCCTCAATTCTAGATAGCATCTTTTCTTTTGGTGCATAGGTAAGCGGGACTTTTAGAGTCTGTGTATTTTCACCATTGCTGTCTTGTCTTGTGAGATAGATATTATTAAAGAGCGTACCAAATATGATAACATACTTTCTAATAATATCATGTGTGAAGGTCTGTGCAAACATTATACATTCTTTCTAAACAATACTATTTATATCTGCCCTTCACTGAAAGGATCCGTATCTTCCCAATCTAGTATTGCATCAGATTCTGTTTGGATTTCATCGCTATCATCAAGGAAATCGTCATTCTGTGCATCAATACTGTATTGTCCTTGTATGATTGGATATCCAGACTCGTCTGTGATCATAAATCCATCTTGAGTCAGAATTGAATAGTTATTAAGATCAAGGCTTCTATCTCTATAGATGTTATCAATAGCTGGAATACCTGTATCAAATCTTTCGCTAGAGTATTCAAACAGTTCTAGTGACATATCATAAAATTGTAATGCTCCAGTTTGATAGAATACCGCTGTTTTGTTGACGTATGTTATCTGATACAATCTATTGTCCATAGGAAGGAAAACAAGATCTCCTTCTCTCGGTCTCTTAATTGTCGGCTCAGCACCAGCAATGTTATTATTGAAGTTTCTAATTGCTATTGACACCGTCAATACATCTCTAATTTCTAGATTGAACTTAGAGAGAAATACTCCATCGCCCTGATAGTTATCATAGCTTCTGATATAAAGATCAATATCATATGCATTAGTAAAAGTTGCTAGAGAATCTTCGCCATATATTTCATCTACATTTGGTATGTTTCTTACAAGATAATAGCAACCATGTCCATACATGGCAATGCTTTCAACAACAAGATCTTCAATAAGATTTTGTTCTGCAGCATTGGTAAAGTTATTGAAGTATGGATTTGGCATATACCCGTTATCCCACCATCATATCTGGGGGAAGTGAGAACGAATCGAGCATCTTAGATTCTAGATCAAGTATTTCTCTTTCAGCTTCTTCCTTAATCTGCTGTCCATTAAACTGGACTCCGCCAGGAAGAGAAAGACCAGTGAACTTGCTGAGGTTTGATCCCCACTGATATTTAATTTTTGCTGATGTATATTGCTGGAGCCATCTGTCACCCCAGACATCAGCATAGGTGTTTGGGTCAATAAGTGCACTACATTCTACAACAATCCAGGATCCTTCACTCAATCTATCCCATTCCGTGTCAATATAAAGTCTATTTTCATGACGGTTGAATCTGATTCTTTGCTGTCCAACGAACAGTTCTTGGATAAGAGCAAGATGTTCCATTGCCATGTAATATGGAACAAGCTGAAGTGAAGTGAGAGTCCAGATCTCGTTCATGGCGATCTGATACTGGATGTTAAAGATGTTTGATGACTGGAAAGCACTACCAATAGGAAGAACTCTAGTAACACCAATTACACTAGAAGGAATAGGAATATACTGGTCAGACTTCATCTGGGAAGTTACCTGAACCTTATAATATGTTTTCTGTGCACCATCGAAGTGATAATCTTGGAAGTATTTCAAAGCTTCGTCGATACGATCTTCAACCTGTTCATCAGATACGTTAATGTCGATTACAGGTTTCCCAAGTTTTCTGAGACAAAACTCTTTAAATTCTTCTCTTGTAACTGGTACAGCCATGAAAATCCTCCAATTATTCTATTATTTATTTATATGAAATTGGGAATGTTACACCAACAACAAATTGAGAATTAGAGCGTCGCGCCATCTAGATAAAATGGTTAACAGTAGCAGACAAAAGAAAAGAGTCAAGTTGTATTGACGTTGGGCCGTGTCTTATTTCAATCCCGAGCGTGCCACTACCACTACTAGCGAAGCCTGTTCTAAAAGTCCACGACCTATTAACAGTAAATTCTAACCAGGTTTCCGTTGTTCCAATCCAAGTTCCACCAGTAGCATCAGCAACTTCAGCTTTTATTTGTATATCAGCTGCATCTGGAGCTCCTGGTCTGTCCCAGATCGCGTCTCCAATGAGTAAATCTTCGGTATCATAAATTTTTAACAGGCCATCAGTTTGAAAGAAAAACTGTGCCCTACCTCTGACAGTTCCTGTTGCATCCGAGTATGTGTGATCACCACCATAACCACCATTATTCATTGTAGAATAAAATCTTCTCCAGGCACCTCCAGATGTTCTATAGAAAGCATTTCCATTTACAGAACTAAGTTGATTAAATGATGATGAGGTGTTAGCAACATAAAGATTTGTTGCGTTTGCTGACCAATCGCCGCTTCTATATCCTCTAATATTATATAAAAATTGTGATGCCATTATGTTGCATAAATCCAGATACTACCAGCAGGTTGAGATCCTGGGTTTCCAGTTTGAACGAAAATAAGAGCCCCAGATGTTCCTTGAATACCTTGAGATCCAGTAAATCCTATATTACCTTGTGATCCAGTGAATCCGACGCCTTGGATACCTTGCGACCCCGTAAATCCGACACCTTGGATACCTTGAGATCCTGTAAATCCTATAATACCTTGAGACCCAGTGAAGCCTATAATACCTTGAGATCCCGTAAATCCTGTAATACCTTGAGATCCCGTAAATCCTATAATACCTTGAGACCCAGTAAATCCTGTAACACCAGCACCTTGAGACCCTGTGAAACCAACGCCTTGTGCACCCTGTGATCCAGTGAAGCCTATGTTTCCTTGAGATCCCGTAAATCCGACGCCAGGAATACCTTGTGAGCCCGTAAATCCAACCCCTTGTGCTCCTTGTGACCCCGTAAATCCAACTCCTTGGATACCTTGTGACCCTGTGAATCCAACTCCTTGAATGCCTTGTGATCCAGTAAATCCAACGCCTTGGATACCTTGGGATCCCGTAAATCCGACACCTTGGATACCTTGGGATCCCGTAAATCCGACACCTTGGATACCCTGAGATCCAGTGAATCCAACTCCTTGGATACCTTGAGACCCAGTGAAGCCTATAATACCTTGAGATCCCGTAAATCCTGTAACACCAGCACCCTGTGATCCAGTGAATCCTATAATACCTTGGGATCCCGTAAATCCAACGCCTTGAATGCCCTGAGATCCTGTGAATCCAGCACCTTGAATGCCTTGTGATCCAGTGAATCCAATTGGGCCTTGCACACCTGGGTCCCAAACAACACTAGATGCTTCAGCTTTTAAGAATCGACCAACGTTTGCTCCTTGTGTGTTTGGAAGAAGAGCAATAATTGCAGCATTTGCATTAGCAGCACCAGTTCCACCACGAGAAATTGCAAGAGTTCCGTCTGATATCGAAGAAGCGTTTACATATACACCAGTTGTATTTGAGAACAACCCATTTTGAATAGGAACAACAAGACCAATATTACCAGAAACTCCTGAGCCGTTTGTAACAACAATAGTATTTGATCCAATGATTGTTCTTACTGCTCCAGTTGCATTTCCAGTTTTAACGATAATACCAGCATTTGCAGCATCAAGTCCAAATACAGTATCGGCGTTATTTGATGTTGATGCGAAACCACCTGTCAGGTCAAGTGATTCGGCAAAGATTCTTACTCTCTTGTCAGAAGCTCCGATTGTCAACGTACCGTTTGAGGTTGTTGTGATATTAGCGCCGAAAGTAGTTGTTCCGTTTAGGGTTACGTTAGCACCAAAAGTAGCAACGTTGCTAACTGTTACGTTTCCACTAATTGTGGTTTGTGTTGTCAGTTCGGCATTGCCACCCGCAACCTGTAAACCTTTATCTGCTTTAAACCTCTGATCGGCCATTTAAGTATCCTATCTTAAAAGCTGTGCTGCTAGTTTAACAGAACTGTTTGGCTGTGTCTGTGAAATAAACAACTCAACGTTAGCATTATTTAGGTTTGCAGTAAATGAAGCAAGCAACGGAGAAGAGTTTCCACTGGGTGGAGAGCTAACAGTACCATAAACCGTCAATTCAGCAGAAGTATT